ATCATTATTAGATCTGGTATGAGTCAAGTATCGCTAGTCCATTGCACCCAAAACGCAGAAGATCTAATTGTTGATATGGCTCGGGTTTCTAATCCAGCTAATCAAGCAGCTAAATTAGATGGTACTAAACTGCTTAAGTACCTAATAAAACATAAGCATTGGTCACCTTTTGAGATGGCTTCAATGTGTGTACGTATTGAGTGTACTAGGGCAATAAGCCCACAGTTGCTTAGGCATAGATCGTTCTCGTTTCAGGAATACTCACAACGCTATGCGGTTGTTCCTGACACACCTGAGGTTCCTTCCTTTCGTAGACAAGACAATAAAAATAGACAAAACTCACATGATGATCTTAATGAGTTCTTTGTGCAGGAATTGCAATTGAAGACGCTGGTTTTATTCCAGCAGGCCTCAAGTCTTTATAACTATATGTTGGAGGCTGGGGTTGCAAAAGAATGTGCAAGAAATATTCTTCCCTTGGCATCACCCTCTGTTCTTTTTATGCACGGAAATATTAGGTCTTGGATTCATTATTGTGACCTTCGATGTGATCCCTCTACACAACTTGAACATAGAAAAATAGCAGATAATATCAAACAAATTATGTATGACCAATTCCCTATCATTTCACAAGCAGCCTTTCAATGACCAACAGTAACTTTCCTGAAAATGCACCATGTGCTAATCCTGTCTTCTACCGCACCTATAGTCGCCGTAAAGGTGACAAAAAAGAGCATTGGGGAGATGTCGTCACCCGTTGTGTAGAAGGTCTTAATCAAGTAGGCAAGCTCACAACAGAAGAGTCCGTGCTTGTCCAACAACAAATGGAACAGCTTCACTCTTTACCCTCTGGTCGTTGGCTGTGGGTAGGTGGTACTAAGTGGATCAGTCAACCTCAAAACTTTTCTGGTGCTTATAACTGTACCTCTACTGACCTCAATGATCTTGAGTCTTTTTCGTTACAGATGGCTTTGCTAATGATGGGCTCTGGCACCGGAGCTATTATTGAACCGCGCTGCATCTCCAATCTTCCAGATGTTAGTTGTAGCTTTGAGTTTGATGTATTAGATAATATTGGTGAAGTTAAAGGTACGCGCAATGAGAACACGGGGCTGCACATTAACGAGGAGAATTGCGCTACAATTATTGTTGGCGACTCAAGGGAAGGTTGGGTAAACGCCTTCCTACTTCTTCTTAGAATTGCAACTGGTCAAGAAAACATTAATAAAGTTGTTGTTGACCTTTCACATGTACGTCCCGCCAATACTCCAATTCAAGGATTTGGTGGTGTCTCTAATCCCGTTAAACTTGCCCATTTTTACCGCCGTGCAGGAGAGATTCTCCAAAAAGCATACGGGCGTAAACTTACCTCTGTCGAATGCTGCCTATTGCTTGACGAATCATCCCTTGCAGTTGTCGCTGGAAATGTCCGGCGTAGTGCTGGGATGCGTCAGTTCATTAGCAATGATGAACTAGCAGCTGTAGCAAAGGACAATCTCTGGCAACAGGGTGAGGACGGGAAATGGCGCATTGATCCTGAAAGGGATGCTTTGCGTATGGCTAATCACACCAGAGTCTTCCATCACAAACCTACATATAAGGATGTAGAAGACTCTGTGCGTAAGCAATTCTGGAGCGGCGAAGGTGCTATTCAATATGCACCAGAAGCTATTGCTCGGTCTAATAGTGATCTACTAGATACTCCCAAACTTAAAAGAGAGTTTCTAAAAGCTTATCAAAAGGATGTACTGCAAGCTCGTAACTATCTTTGGAAATTAGATCCCACTATTAGTAAACAAGAACTCGATCACCGTATGGGTCGTTATGGACTAAATCCTTGTGGTGAAATTCTTGGCAAAGACTTTCATTGCAATCTTTCTGAAGTACATCTCAACACTCTGGATCCTACTGATCATCAGGCACAAGAACGGGCCTTCCGCGCTGCAGGTATTGCTGCGGCCTCGCTTCTCCATCACAAATTTGTAGTGGAGCGTTATCGTTACAGCCGTGAGGTTGATCCAATTGTTGGTGTCAGCTTTACAGGGCTATTTGATTTCTTTGTGATGGCCTTTGGTAATGACTGGCTTGAATGGTGGAAGGCTGGTCGTCCTGAAACCCCTATTGGAATCATATTTGCTGCTCAGGAAGCTGAATTTCTTAGTTACTGGAAAGAGATCGTTGAAGAAACTGTGGAGGCCTATTGCCTTAAGCATAACCTTCGAGTTCCAAACAGAACTACAACGGTTCAGCCCGCTGGTACTAAATCTCTATTAACGGGGGCTTCACCAGGCTGGCATCCCCCAAAAGCTGCACGGTTTATTCGTCGCATTACTTTCGCTAATAATGATCCTGTTGCTTTGGCTTGTGAAGCTTATGGCTACAAGATTATTCCGTCCCAATCTGATCGTGACGAAACCGGCGCACTACTTGATGATCCCCGTGATCCAAGATGCACTGAATGGTTAGTAGAAATTCCTACAGAAACGTCCTGGGCAAATTTGCCTGGATGTGACTCTATTGACATCAATGCTTTTAGTGTTGAAGCTCAATACAAATTTTATATGCAAGTTCAAACCTATTACACCACTCACAATACTTCAGCAACTTTGGAGTTTCGTGAGGATGAGATTGATACCCTGTCCAAATTGATTTACGAATCTATTGACAAAGACAGTGGTTATATCTCTGCAGCCTTGCTGGCACGTTTTGATGCAAACGAAACCTTCCCGCGTCTGCCGTTTGAACCTATTTCAAAATCACAGTTTGACGATATGCAATCTGAAGTATCGGCTCGCCGTATTACCAGTGACTTTTCTCTTGCTATGGAATCCTTTGGAGCCCAGCTTGGTGACGGTCAAGGGCCTGCTGCCTGTGATTCTGATAAATGTTTATTTGCTGAATCAACACCAAAGTAATGATTATTACCGAAGATCTCGGTCTGGGGTCCCTTTCATCAGGGACTTTACAGAGCGTTGTGACCGAACTGGATTCACTGTTTCCTGATGTCTACCCTGACTATCTAACTGATCCAAGAGAGCTTGCTTACAGAGCTGGGCAGCTCTCTGTCGTTCGCCTTTTAAAAGTAAAACTCGACAAAACTTAAGGAGTAAGATTATGTGTGGTGGTGGTGGAAGCCAAGGGCCTTCTAAAAAAGAAAAAAGAGAAGAGAGAGAGCGGCAACAGCGGCAAATTGATGATCAGAACGCTCGTGTTGACGCACAATTAGCCCAGCAACGTAAAGATGCTGATGAAGCTGCTCGCGTGCAAGCTGAACAATTTCGTATCACTACAGAAGATAACGAAAGGCGGTATCAAGATGGCCTAACACTTTCTAATGAGAGGTACGCACAGTCTCAAAGAGATTTACAAAGCCAACGTGATGACCAAGAACGTCAACTTGCAGCACAATTAAAGGCTCAGCGTGAGGCTGAGGAGCGGGCTCGTCTTGAAGCTGAAAAGGCTAGAAATCGTGGTCGCTCGGTAGAAGCTGCTGAGGCAGGTACTGTCCAAAAGAATAAGCAAATGAAAAAGTCCAAGAAAAAAGCCCGTCTTGGTACTAAACAGTTAGCTAACCCTCTCACTAATCTAGGTATTAATAATCTGGGCATTGGTACTAAACCTGCCGGTTCAGGTAACGGCTTAAATATTGCTCAAATCAAAAAATATTAATCAATGGAAAAAACAGTAGCAGCTGAATACGCCCGGCTGTCAGCTAACAGGACTCAGTTCCTGGACGACGCAAGAGAATGTGCCAAGTTAAGTGTCCCGTATATGATGCCGCCTAGCGGCCACTCAGGTGGGAACAAACTACATACACCTTGGCAATCAGTCGGAGCCAAAGGCGTAAATGTTATGGCATCTCGTCTGATGTTATCGCTTTTCCCTGTCAACGCTAAATTTTTTAAGTTACAAATAGCAGACGGAGCACTTGCCCAAGACCCTGATATTGATGCACAAGCAAGATCTGAAATTGATCTAGTCTTGTCAAAGATGGAACGTGTTGTGATGCAAGACGTAGCCGAAAAGGCTGATCGCGTCCTTCTTCACCAAGCTATGAAGCATCTAGTTGTTTCCGGCAATGTCTTGGTGTTTATGGGTAAGAAAGGTCTGAAGCTATACCCTCTAGATCGCTATGTAATCCGTAGAGATGGAGATGGACAGGTCACCAAGATCATCACTGTGGAGGCTGTAGATGCTGACACAATGCCTGATTATGTTCCTAAGAACAACGGCGTACAACCTGCAAATCATGTGGGTGAGCCTGGTGGCGGTATTCCTTCTGATCTTAAAATCGATCCCAGCAGTAATGAAGTTGCTGTCTATACCTGTGTCAAGCTTATAGATGGTCAATGGAAATGGTATCAGGAAGTTGATGGACAGATCCTTGAGGGCTCTCAGTCCTCAGCACCAAAGACTGCCAATCCCTGGCTAGCTTTAAGGTTCAATGTTGTAGATGGAGAAGATTTCGGACGCAGCAGAATTTCTGAGTATCGTGCTGATCTTCAAAGCCTAGATTCTCTTATGCAGAGTCTTGTCGAAGGAGCAAGTGCAAGTGCAAAAGTAGTTTTTACTATTTCACCTAGTGCTACTACTAAACCTAACCAATTAGCGCAAGCTGGCAATGGAGCTATTATTCAAGGCCGGCCAGAGGACATTGGTGTAGTTAGTGTTGGAAAGCAGGGAGATTTTAAAACAGCTTATGACATGGTTCAAACTTTGACCCAGCGTCTAAGTGAAGCTTTCCTTGTCTTTACGCCTAGAGATTCTGAACGCACAACAGCTGAAGAAATAAGATTTACCCAACAGGCCTTGGATGAAATGTTGGGGGGAATCTACGCCTCTCTGACAACAGAACTTCTCGAACCTTTTATTAATAGAAAGCTGCTAGTTCTGCAACGTCAACGTATGTTGCCACAGTTACCCAAGATCAATGGTAAACCTGCTGTCTTCCCAACAGTGGTTGCTGGTCTCGAAGGCGTAGGCCGCGGCCAAGATCGTGAAGCATTGATGATGTTTATGCAAACTCTGTCGCAGACCCTGGGGCCTGAGGCGATGCTTGCAAACTTAAATCCTGATGAAGCGATTAAACGCCTCGCAGCATCAGCAGGCATTGATTACTTGGGCCTTGTCAAGACGCCTGAGCAGAAACAGCAGGAATCAGAAGCTGCACAGCAAGAGGCACAGCAGCAGGCAATTCTGTCGCAAGCCGGACAACTGGCTAAATCCCCTCTGGCTGACCCTGATAAAAACCCCGCACTAATGGAGCAAATGAATGGCGGAGCCGAAGAAGCAATCCCCGTCGAGGAAGAAAACCCCGAAGCAGGCATCTAAGCCTGAAAACAAATACGCACCCACCCAAAAGATCCGTCCAACTATTGGTGCATCCCGTGTTGGTCAACCCAATGCGGGTCGTGTCACTGCTGCGAATCTCAACACCGTTAAAATCACTGTTCACTGATGACCACTACTACATTTAATCCTCAAGACGAAACCGCTGAAGCATCGCGTGTAGAAGCTGAAAAGCGTGCGTTGCAAATTGGCGAAGAGGTAATTGCCAAACAGGAGGCAGCTGCTCAAGAAAAGTTTGACTCAGATCAAAAGGCTCTTGATACAGAAACCAACTATGCCGGTAAATACAAATCTGCTGAGGAGCTTGAAAAGGCTTACTTGGAACTTCAGAAAAAGCTTGGGGATCGCACCGAGGAATCAGAAGAGACCCCTGTCGCTAAAGAGCCGGAGGAGGAAGACTCTGAAGAGACCGAAACAAGTGAAGAGCCCACTGAGGCCTATCAGTCCCTTGAGGCCGCTTCTCAGGAGTATGAGGAGGGAGGCAAGCTTTCTGAGGCAACTCTTGAAAAGCTTTCCCAACTGGATAGCAAAGAGCTAATCGAGAACTGGGTTGAATATGTCAATAGCTCAAAACCAGAGCAACCAGCAGGTGCCATCCCTCAAGAGGATGTGGACCGCATCATGGGTTCTGTTGGGGGTAATGACCAATACGAAACAATGGTCTCCTGGGCTAGTGAAGCCTTGGCTCCTGATGAGATTGCGGCTTATGACTCTGTGGTTTCCAGTGGTAACCCTGATGCCATATATTGGGCAGTACAAGGACTTAGATCGAAATACGTCGAGTCCAATGGTTACGAGGGTAAGCAGGTTTCTGGTGTAAGGGCTCCGCGTCCTGAACCTGGATTCCGTAGCCAAGCCGAATTGGCTCGGGCTATCTCTGACTCTCGTTACCGCGACGATCCCGCATACAGACTCGACGTTCAAGATAAACTCGCGCGATCTGGGGATCTCATGTAAACGTCTCGGAAAAGGCGTCGGTTACGAAAGGGTGCTCTGCGTGAGTTTGAAGGGGTTCGATTCCCCTTCATCCTGTTAAGGAAGCTTCGGACCTTGTAAAAAACCAGCCCGATATATCTGGGCCTTGAAAGAGATACCCCATTCGGTGTAATTACTCGACAACTGAATACTTTTTTGATTGAAGATCTTCATAGCACATATTCAATTTTTTAACTTTTAAATAAACATGGCTAACATGAATCTTACGCGTCCAGGCGCGTCAAATGGAGGCAGCGATTCGCGTGCCTTGCTGCTCAAGCTGTTTACTGGAGAAGTGTATGAATCCTTCCGTACAGCCCTAATCGCCAAGCCTCTTGTTCAGAGTCGCACTCTGACTAACGGCAAAGAAGCCCAATTCATCCACACCGGAACCATGACGGCGGGTTTCCATACTCCGGGAACTCCACTACTTGGTAATGGAAGTGGCACAGATGGTGCTCCTAAGCAAGCAGAAACCACCATCACTGTAGACCAACTGCTTATTTCTCAAGCGTTCGTATATGAACTCGATAGTGTACTTGCTCACTACGATATTCGTGGCCCAATTGCTCGTCAAATCGGACAAAGTTTGGCCGAACATTATGACCGCCGTATCTTCCGCGTCCTTGACCGTGCAGCAGTAGCTACGGCTCCTGTTACAGGCGAACCCGGTGGATTTACTGTTGCATTGGGTGCAAATAACGAGTACAATGCTCAATCTTTAGTCGACGGTTTCTTTGAAGCAGCGGCTGTATTAGATGAACGTTCAGCCCCTAAAGAAGGCCGCGTAGCTGTACTTAGCCCCCGGCAATATTATAGCTTAATTTCTAGCGTGGACACTAATATCTTGAATCGGGATATTGGTAACACCCAAGGTAACTTGAACTCTGGCGAAGGTCTTTATGAGATCGCCGGTATCAAGATCCAAAAGTCCAACAACATTCCTTTCCTCGGAAAGTATGGTGTGGCCACTGGTACAGCTATCGAGAATACCGATACTACCAATGAGAAGAATGACTACGGTGATACCACCGACTTCAGCAACTCTTGCGGCCTGATATTTCACCGTGATGCTGCGGCTGCTGTCGAAGCAATTGGTCCTTCTGTGCAAACTTCTGGTGGAGATGTCTCCATCATGTATCAGGGTGACCTAGTTGTGGGACGCCTTGCAATGGGCGCAGGCGCAGTTCGCGTCTCTGTTGCAGGTGCTTTCCGTAACACCTGATTTTGTGGGGGGGGTCTTATGG